GACCGTGATTTAGTTGAGGAGGTAATATGAGCATTGAAAGAGAATTACTACAAAGATGCTTAGATGAGTTTGAATACAAAGGAGTAGCTTGTAATGAGTTATGTATTGATATAAATAAACTCCTTGCCGAACCTGAGACTGAGCAAGAACCTGTGGCTTGGATAATTCAAACAGAAGTTGAGGGGAAACTTTTGGAATGGGTATGTACGGATAAAAAACATTACATGGAAGAGCATGATTCTATTAAAGAACCAATACCGCTATATCTAGCACCAAAACGTGAGCAAGGTTTACGAGAAGATTTACGAGAAGGAATATCCTTCTGTGACCACTTTGCGGGTTTGGCAATGCAAGGGTTGTTAAATGGCGTTGATAACTACACAATGTCAACTAAGGCTACTTGGGCATACAACATGGCAGACGCAATGCTAATGGAGAGAAGTAAAAGAGATGAGCAAAGGTAGCAGTAGACGCCCAACAGACCATAAAAAGTATTCTGACAATTGGGATAAAATTTTCAACAAAAATAAAAAGGATAAAAAAGATGAGAAAAATAGCAATAATTAGTCTTTTACTATTATCATTTAGCGTATCTGCTGGATATGATGATGAATTATTAACACCAGAAGACCAAGAAGAATTAAATGATATTGTAAATAATGAAAGAAATAATATAATAGTACAGAATCAACGTACAAATCAATATTATGAAGAACAATTACAACAAGAACAAAGATTATACAACCAACAACAATTAAACAATTATCAAAATAGATTATTGCAATATGATATTCTTGATTCTTTAAACAGGAGATAACAAATGCCAATTAATTTAAAATATACCAAAATTGGCAATATTAGAAATAGTCATGGAATAGGATCAGATGAATATCTGCTTATTACAAATGATGATACTATAACAGATATGGATTTAAAAGAATATGAAGAATATTTAACTGAACAGCATTGTTATCAAAGTGGAGTATTTTGTTGTGAAGGAATTACATTATTTAGAAAAGGTGATTCTGATTATGAACTAATATTGATTGTGCACCATGATGTGTTATGTTAGTAAAAATAGAACACAATATTCCACACTTCATTTGCCTGGAAAAAGAGAATCAGATGATGTGTGGAATATTCAAAAAGAAAAAAGTAATTTTCAATATGGTGAAATATATATTAATTTCATGAGACAATCATTTAAAAAGGATAACAATGTCAATATTACCAGAAAAATCAATATCAGAAAAAATATTATCTGAATTAACTCATACAAAAATATCAGAACATCGTGCGCATATAGGATATTCTTCTGCTGGTGAAGAGTGTAAAAGAAAATTCTGGTATGATCTGCATTGGGCATATGATAAAATTGTTGATGATAGATTACAAAGAATATTTGATACTGGTTTTATTTTTGAAGATTTCATGGAGTGTTCATTATTAAATGCAGGATATTCAATACACTCTAAACAATTAGAAATCATAGGGTGTCACGGTCATGTATTAGGACACATTGATGGAATTATAACTATAAATAATATTGATTATTTAATTGAATTTAAAACAATGAATGATTCAAATTTTACCAAACTTAAAAAGGAGGGTTGTAAAAAAAGTAAAAGGGGATATTATTATCAAATGCAGGCATATATGGGGAAATTAAGCCTATCTAACGGGCTTTTGATGGTATATAATAAGAATACCTCAGAATATTATTTAGAAGTTATTAAAGCTAATAAATTTGTATTTGAAGAAATTGAAAGCATGATGTTTGATGTTTTAACATCTGAATTCATTCCTGACAAAATTGGGGAAAAAACTTGGTTTGCATGCAAGTTATGTAATGCTAAAAGTATATGTCAAGATAAAAAACCAATATCCATTAATTGCAGAACTTGTAATAATGCAGATATTGAAAATGATGGTAAATGGTCCTGTTCTTTAAAATCTGAATTGATAAATACAGAACAGCAAAGATTAGGATGTAAACATTGGATAATAAAGGAATCATTAAAATGAAATTTACACCACGTTGGTATCAGCAAGAAGCACATGATACTGTGATTGACTTTATGTCTAAAAATCCAGGTAAACATCCGCTTATTGCTATGCCAACAGGTTCAGGTAAATCATTAGTAATTTGTATGCTAATTGATTATGTTAGGAAAAATTGGAATGCAAAAACATTAGTATTATGTCACACTGCTGAAATATTACTACAAGATAAAAAAGCAATTGAAAGATTTTCAGGTGAAGAAGTAGGTCTGTATTCAGCATCATGTAAATCTAAAACAATAAGAGATATTACTGTAGCAGGAATACAATCAGTTTACAAAAAACCAGAATTGTTTAAACAGTTTGATTTGATAATTATTGATGAGTGTCATCTTATAAGCAAAAAAGATGATAGTATGTATAATACATTTTTCAAAGAAGTTGGTAAAATATATTGTGGATTAACTGCTACCCCATTTAGATTGGGAGATGGTTATATTTATGGTCAAGATGATTGCCTATTTGATACTTTAGTTTATGACTTAACATCAATGGACAATTTTAATAGATTAATACAAGAAGGTCATTTGTGTAAATTAAAAACACTACAGACAACACTAGAGTTTGATACTGAAATGTTACACACTAGATCAGGAGATTTTATTGAAAAGGAAATGTCATCAATTTATGATACAGAGGAAATTACAAATGCAGCAATCAAAGAAGTCATCAAAGTGGGCACTAATTATAATAAGTGGCTTATATTTGCTATTGATATCAGTCATGCTGAACATATAGCTGAAAAACTTATACAAAGTGGAATACCCACTGGATTAATTCATAGCAAAATGGAATTTTGTAGAGAAAAAACATTAAATCTTCATAGAGATGGAACATATACTGCTTTGGTAAATGTTAATGTTTTGACTACTGGTTATGATGATGAAGAAATAGATTTAATTGTTATATTAAGACCAACTGAATCTCCAGTATTCCACATACAAACAGTAGGTAGAGGGTTGAGAATAAGTGATAAAAAAGATCACTGTTTGATATTAGATTTTGCTGGAAACACAAAAAGACTTGGACCAGTAAATGATGTACATATTAAAAATAAAGTAAATAAAGTTGAAGGAGGTGGAGAAGCAGTAACTAAGACTTGTCCAGAGTGTGATGTTATACTACACCCTACTGTTAAAATATGTGATAGCTGTGGATACATATTTAAATTTGTAACAAAGTTGACAACATATTCTGAAGGAGATGAAATAATAGCAGAAAGGCAAAGATGGTATAATGTGTCTAATATTTTTTATCACCTACAACACAAACCAAATATACCAGATAGCATTAAAGTTTCATATGAATGTGGAATGAAAATATTTACTGAATTATGGTGCTTAGATTACAAAGGTTATGCAAGACAACGTGCAATAGCAATTATAAAAAGACGTTATGATATTACACCAGAAGATGTACATTCATCAGCAGATGCTATGGGTATAGTGCATTTGCTTGTTATGCCTATTAAAATATTAGTTGATACAACAAAAAAATATCCTCAAATTTTAAAGTATAAATTTGAAGATAATTAGTATCTTTTTATTTTTATATAGGTTATAATTAAACCCTACTATTTTAAAAGCGTTAGAGCCTCGCTGTTAAGGCTTGATTATTAGGAAATTAAAATGTCACAAGAAGAAACTGTAGTTGAAGAAACATCTGTAATTGATGCTGCTATTAAACAAGCATTTGTATCTGCAATAAATGATGGTAAAGAACATGATTCAATTAAAATTGCAATGATTGGAGCTGGTGCTTCATTCAAAAATGTAAATAGATTATTTAATGCATTCATGGTTGAAGATGGCCATGTTGTATCAAAAGAAGAAAAAGATTCAATTTTAAATGAATTGCTTGATGGCTTAGATTTAACTGATTCTGATACATTTGAATCTGCTATTGTTGAATTAGCACAACGTTTACAAGTAAGTGAACTTTCATCTGTAGCTAGCATTAGACAGTGGGCTAAAAAGAATGATTTGCCTTTCTATAAAAAAGCAAAAGCTGAATCAAAAGGTGAACGTTCAAGCATAACATCTGATATCTTTAATTGGATTAGTGAAAACCCATCTGCTACTGAAGATCAATTAGTTGAATTCTTAAAAGAAGTTGGCACCGATAATACAATGAAACACGCTTCATTATATAAAGGTATTTTAGGTGTTGCTAACAAAATTGTTGCAAATAACACTTAATAAAAACACCTAGTCAAGTGTAAAACTGACTAACATCCCCACTTCCTGGATATGAAGTAAAACTATCCACAATTATAAATTTGGAGATTAAAATGATAATACTAGGTGCAGGACTAGCTGGATGTTTGGCTGGTGTTCTAAATCAAAATTCAACTATCTTTGAACCTTTTGGTAACAAAGAAACTCACAAAGCAATTCTAAGATTCCGCTCAGATGAAATTGGCAAAGCAGTAGGAATCCCATTCAAAAAAGTCAAAGTATATAAAGGCATTTCACTAGATGGACAAGATGTTCCATTAAGCCCACGATTAATAACAATGTATTCACGTAAAGTGTCTGATACATTATCTGCAAGATCAATCACAAAATTAGAAACTGTTGATAGGTGGGTTGCTCCAGATAATTTTCACGCAATGCTAAAAGATATGCTTGATGATAGAATTTACTATAATATAGATATTGAATCACATTCTGAATTTACAGATATTAAGACTCCCAAAATAAGCACACTACCTTTAAAAGTATTAAGCAATATGCTTGGTACATGTATCAATACTGAAACAAGAAGTTCAGGAATATTTGTAACAAAATATAAATTAGTTGATTGTGATATAAATATGACAGTATATTTTCCATCACCTGAAACAATGGTTTATAGAGCATCTATAAGTGAATCTGAATTAATTATTGAATCAATATATCCTATAACAACAAAAGATGTAAGCACTGTTAGATGGGCTATGGGTATGATGTTAATGCGTCCTGAATGTATCTGCTTTAATGATGAACAACTAAATGGTAAAATATCACCAATGAATGAAGAAATAAGAAAAGAATTCATATACAAAACAACTGTTCAAAATAATATTTACTCTCTTGGCAGATTTGCTACATGGAGAAATTTAATAATGGATGATGTATATAAAGACATACAAGTAATTAAAAAACTAATGAATCAATCAAATTATGATAGGGTGATAAAATGAAAGTAAAATTAATTGGATACCAAGAGCATGCTTTGGAATTATTGCTATATACCAAAGATACAAGATTGCAAGGTAGTAATTCACTAGATGATATAATAGAATGGCCATATGATAAAAAGATGGAACATTATGCTTATATGAAAGATACAATAAAGTCATCTTTTGAATTTGCTAAATATACATTTGAATTGAAAGAAGTTAGCAGAGGATTCATTCAGCAGTTAACAAGAACAAGAACTCAAAATTATGCTCAAGAATCTATGAGAGCTGTAGATGTTAGAGATGCTAATTTTTATAATGAAGGAATGTGTGAAGAGTATGATTTAGCAGTTGAAACTTCTGTTAAAAAATATTCAGAAATGATAGATGGAGGAATACAAATTCAAGATGCTAGAGGTGTTCTACCAATTGATACTCTTACAAGTATAATAGTTGGAACTGATTTAAGAACTATGCATGAAACTGCTAAGGTAAGATTGTGTTACCGTTCACAAGGTGAATATCAAGAAGTATTCAAAAGAATGAGAGATGAAGTTGCTAAAGTTCATCCATGGGCAATTGATATGATTAATGTAGCTTGTGTTGATAGTGGTATATGCTGTTTTCCTAGATATACAGAGTGTCCAATTCAAGATTTTACAGTAAAAGTATCAGCTGATGAAAAATTAGCAATACAAATTGCATGGGATTTAAATACCCACCAAGCCAATCCAGTAGCAATTAATGGAGTAACAATGAAATGAGTGCATTAAAGCAACAAGTAGATGGTAATCATTACAAGGGATTAAAGATACAACCAATTGAATTCTGCTACCATAATGAAATACCTTCTATAGAAGCAAGTGTTATAAAATATGTTGTTAGACATAGAAACAAAAATGGTAAGCTTGATATCGAAAAAGCTATACATTTATTAACCATATTATTGGAGCTTGAGTATGATGAAAAAGATAGTAGCATTTGATACAGAAACAACTGGTTTGCTAAAACCAGGTGCTTGTGGTGTAAATGAGCAACCATATATTATTGAAATATTTTTATTAAAATTTACTGAAGATGCTGAAGTAATGGATACACTTGAAATGTATTTAAAACCACCAATTGAACTTCCTGAAATTATAAAAAAAATTACTGGCATAAAAGATAAAGATTTAATTGGTGCTAAGACATTCCCAGAAGCATATGAGGAAATAGCTGATTTTATGAATGGAGTTGATATATTTACAGCACACAATTTATCATTTGATAAAAATATGTTAGGTAATGAATTGATGAGAATTGATAAAGTATTAAATTTTCCATGGCCAAAAAAAGATATATGCACTGTTAAGAAAAGCAAACACTATGAAGGATATAGATTAAATCTTGGTAAATTATATAAATATTTATTCAACAAAGAACTGTTAAATGCACATAGAGCAAAAAATGATGTTATTGCTCAATCAGAATGTTTTATTGAAATGATGAAACGTGGAGATATTATATTATGATACACTTAGCGGTAAGGTCTGAATTTAGTTTCAAAAAAGCTTTTGCTCCAATTAATGAAATAATTAAATTAGATGGAGATGCAATAGGTATCGCAGATGATAATAATACTTATGGCCATATACCTTTTGTAAAGGCTATGGAAAAAGTAGGAAAGAAAGCTATACTAGGAGTACGATTGACGGTTGTAGAACACCTTAAGGAGCGTTTTGAATATAAAGGTAAAGCGGTTATATTACTTGCTAGGAATAATGATGGATTAAAGGAAATTTACAAACTAACAAGTTTAGCCTGGGAACAATTTTATTATATACCTAGAATATCTGTAAATGATTTTAATAACATATCTGATAATATTATAAAAATTAATGGTAATGATACTTCTGATTTGGAATTCGATTATACTGCTATCAATTTTAATACACCTGATAAAATTAAATCAAGTGAATCTGTGTATATTGATGACAATAGATTTTTGAAACAATCTGATAGAGATGTATATGAATTGATGGCAGGATCATCAAAAAGAGAAGATGGAAGATCATATTCATTTGAAACTGATTGTGACCCATTACATGTATTATCAGAAGAAGAAGTTACTGCGTATTTTGGATATGCTTCTATGCTTAACACCCATATGATTGCAGAAGAGTGCAATGCTAATTTGGAAAAAGCTGATATGGTAAAATATACAGGTAGAGACAATATTGTTTCTATGTGTATAAAAAGTAGTAAGATAGATTTACTAAGTGATAAAAAATACAATGATAGATATAATTATGAAATAGATTTGATCAAATCAAAAGGCTATGAAGATTATTTCATGATAGTATCTGATATGATTAAGTATGCTAAAAGACAAGGCATATTAGTTGGTCCAAGTCGTGGTTCTTCTGCTGGTAGTCTTGTATGCTATTTATTAGATATAACTGAAATTGATCCAATTGAACATGATTTAATTTTTGAAAGATTTATTGATATTAACCGTTTTGATTTGCCTGATATAGATATTGATTTTCCAGATACAAAAAGAGATATTGTTATTAAATATCTTATAAATAAATATGGTGAAAGCAATGTAGCATCATTGGCAAATATTAATAGGTTTAAAGCAAAATATGCTATAGGTGAATTTGCTATGGCACTTAATATACCACCTTTTGAAACTACTGAATTAAAAGATTCAATAATTGAAAGAAGTGGTGGAGATGCTAGAGCAGCACAATGTATATCAGATACACTTGAAGGAACAGATGTTGGAAAAACCTTTATTGAAAAATATCCAGCAATGTCACTTGTATCAGAAATTGAAAATCATGCTAGTCACGCTGGTAAACATGCTGCTGGTATAATTGTAAGCAACAAACCATTAACTGATTACTCTGGAGTAAATGTAAGAGAAGGTGTAATCATGATGGATAAGAAAGATGCTGAGTATATTGATTTACTAAAAATAGATGTTCTTGGATTAAGAACATTATCAATAATTGAAGATGTATGTAATATGATTCATATGCCTATATCAGATGTATATAAAATACCATTAGATGATTTCAAAACATTTAGGTTATTTAATAGCATGAGATTAAATGGTATATTTCAATTTGAGGGTCAGGCTTTAAGAATCATTACAAAACAAATGGGCGTTCATGTATTTGATGATATAGTAGCAATTACTGCTCTTGCTAGACCTGGTGCACTTAACTCTGGTGGTACTGGTAGATATATTAAATACAAAACTGGTAAAGAGCAACCAATATATAGATCAGAAGCACATAGGAAAATAACTGGTAGCACTATGGGTATTGTAATATATCAAGAACAAATGATGAGTATGGCAAAAGAGATTGGAGGAATGTCTTGGGAAGATGTATCCAATCTAAGAAAGGCAGCATCTAAATCTTTAGGTGATGAATTCTTTAGCAAGTTTAAAGAAAAGTTTATTGCTGGAGCATTAGAAAATAAAGTAAGCCAAAGTGATGCAGAATTGCTATGGCATGATATAGCAGCAACTGGTTCTTGGACATTCAATAAATCACATGCAGTATCTTATGGATTAGTTAGTTATTGGACTGCTTGGTTTAAAGCTAATTATCCGCTTGAGTTTGCTGTAGCAAATCTTAATAATGCTAGAAGTGTAGATTCAGCCATTAGACTATTAAGAGATTTTGTTGAGAATGAAGGATTTGAATATATAGCTGTTGATCCTGATGAATCAGATGTTAATTGGACTGTTTCAAATGGTAAACTATTAGGAGGGTTGACAAATATAAAAGGATTAGGAATATCAAAAGCAAAGAAGATTATAGCAGATAGAAATATTGGTAAAACACCAACTAAAGCAGTTATGAATAAACTTGTTGATCCTATTACTGATTTTGATATATTGTTTCCTTGTAAGGAAAAATGGGGAAATTTATACAATGATCCAGTATCATATGGATTAGATAAAAAGCCTGCATTTATAAAAGATATTGAAGGTAAAGGTGAATATATATTAATTGGTAAGATTATAACAAGAGATTTAAGAGATAGGAATGATTACCAAGCTGTAACTAAAAGAGGGAGTAAAGTAGATAAAGATCAATTTTATTTAAAACTTATAGTTGAAGATGATACTGATTCAATTCTATGTATGGTTGGACATACAGATTATGAAACACTAGGTGGTAAACAACTAGCAGAAGAATTAAAAGAAGGAACATGGGTTATAATCAGAGGGAATATAAAATCAGATTGGCGCATGATAACTATTAAACATATTGTTAATTTAGATGATTGGAAATAAAATGAATTCAACTATAACTATGTACATGAAAGATAATACTGGAAAAGTTAGAGTATGGAGTATTGAGGCAATTGGAAATGATATTGTAATACACCATGGCCAACTAGGAGGATCAATGCAAACAAAAGTAGAAATAATTAATGAAGGAAAAGGTGGTAGAACAACTCAAGATCAAGTACTATCAAGAATTGCATCAAGAGTATCTAAACAAAGAGATAAAGGTTATTCATCTGATATAGAAAATGCTTTTATAAGGCCAACAAATTCACTTGGTCTGCCAAAGCCTATGTTAGCTAAAAGATATGATCAAGTTTCAAATGTAGATTTGAAATATTCATTTGTTCAACATAAATATAATGGACATAGATGTATAATAGGAAATGTTAATGGTAATATAATAGCATATTCAAGAAATGGAAAATTGATAACTTCAATTAAACATATTATTGATAATATAAAACTTGATGAAGGTGAATTTATAGATGGTGAATTATACAAACATGGCATATCACTACAAACAATATCAAGTCTAATTAAACGTGAACAGCAGAATACTGCTAATCTTGATTTTATAGCATATGATATGATAAAAGATGTTCCATATTCTGAAAGATACTTAAGACTGCTTAGTTTGACAGATGCGCCA